GGAGCTTATCCGCTATCTTCAGGAGGAGACAGACTTCTTTACTGCCCCGGCAAGCGCAAAATATCACGGGGCATTCGAGAGCGGACTGCTTATGCACAGCATAAATGTTTGCGCTGAACTCAATCTCGACCCGAACAGCAAGGTTTATCCGTCTGAAACTATCATCATCGTTGCGCTGCTGCACGACATCTGCAAGGCGAACTGCTACCGAACGGAAAAGCGGAACGTCAAGGAGAACGGCGCGTGGGTCGAGAAGCAGGTCTATGTTTTCGACGATGAGTTTCCGCTCGGTCACGGCGAAAAATCGCTGTACCTTGCAAGCAAGTTTATCAAGCTGTCGGACGAGGAAGCCGCAGCTATCCGCTGGCACATGGGAGCATTCGATAATGCGTTCCGAGGCGGCGACCGGGGACTGAATGCCGCTTATGAGAAGTATCCTCTGGCGGTTCTGCTCCATATGGCGGATATGAGGGCTACTTACCTTGTGGAACGGGGTGATGACCATGACAGATGAAGAATGGGAGAAAGTCGAGAAATCCCTGTCTAGACCGTATGGACACGCGAAATTTATGATAGACGGATACACCGTTGATATCGCGGTTCAGCCTGAAAAGAAACTAAAATATGTGCTGACGGTGTATGTAAACAAGAAATGTGCATTATACACTTGCGTCAACGACTGTGATATTCGCAGCAGGTTTTATTATCCGTCAAAGCATTCGTGCCTTTCTGCGGCTGACAAGCAAAAGCTGAAAAAAGTTTCGAAAGCCAGACGGGAAAGCATAACACAAATGGCGGCATACACCGCATATTCACCATTCTGGGGAAGTTTTTCACGAATGAAAGCACACTTTATCCGCAACAATCAGTCTATAAGACTTATTAAATGTTAGATGTATACCCGGGGGCATAGTCCCCCGCCTTAATGCGGCTTCCGGCAGCGGAAACGGTTGCAAGCCCGTGCGAACGCAGAGCAGGGATTACGCCGGATACACCCGGCAGAAAGGAGAGTGATTGCATGAAATTCAAGCTTTACGACTACGAAAATGACCGTTCCACGGACATAGAGCTGACCCCCTCGCAGTGGAAAGAACTTCAGGTGTTCCTGAAAGAGCTGAAGAACCCGCCCACGCACGACTACAAGGCGGTTCTCGACTGTTTCAACCGGATATGCTCGAAGCTTCCCCCGGCGACGCGGCTGACTGACAAGCGCAGGCGCGCTATCGTCAAGGCGCAGAAGGACGGCTACGATCTGGAACAGGTGTTCCGGACAGCCGCTCAGAGCGCATTCCTCTGCGGGCGGAATGACCGCAAGTGGCGGGCAAGCTTCGACTGGATAATGCAGCCGGGCAACTTGGTAAAGGTCGCCGAGGGGCAGTATTCGGACAGCATTCCCGCACCCGCGCCGTCAGCGCCGCCGATGTCAGGCAATCCGTTTGATGACTATGGATAAGGTGAACGGCGCAGCGTTCGTAAAATCACTGGCGGCTCTGCACATGCAGAGCAATCCCCCGCTGGAGGGCGACTACATCGGAGAGGACGGTCTGCTCCGCTGCGGAAAGTGCGGCGGCTTTAAGCGCAGCCGCATTGAGGTCAGCGGCGAGGAGATAATCGTGCCGGTCTGGTGCGAATGCATGACCCGCGCCAAAGAGGAAGAAAAGAAACGCAGCGAAACGATCCTGGCGAACATGAGGGCGAATGAACTTCGCCGGCTGTCGCTTATGGACAACTCACTGTCGGCGGTGCGGTTCACTATTGCTGACAAGTCAGGCGAAAACGCCCGCAGCGTGGAGATATGTCGCAGATACGCCGCAAAATTCCAGCAGATGAAGCAGGACAACCGCGGTCTGCTGCTGTTCGGCGGCGTGGGTACCGGCAAGACCTACACGGCAGCGTGCATTGCGAACGAACTATTGGCGCAGGGAGTGTCGGTCGTTATGACCTCGCTTGTCAAGCTCATCGAAAACGGTATAAGCGACCTTTGCAGCCGCCTGTCGGCGATAGACCTGCTTATCCTCGACGACCTGGGCGCGGAGCGCTCCACGGATTACGCTCTGGAGCAGGTCTACAACATCGTGGACAGCCGCTACCGCGCAGGACTGCCGGTGATATATACAACGAATCTCACGCTGGAGGAGCTGAAAAATCCCGCAGACATGCGATACGCGCGGATATACGACCGCGTGCTTGAGAAGTGTTTTCCGGTGGAGTTCCGGGGCGTTTCCCGCCGGAAACACGGCGCGCGTCAGGGGTTCGACGATATGATGGCGCTTCTCGGCGTGGATGACACTACTTAAACATCATTTAAAGGAGGATAAAACAGCATGGAAATTAAATTTAAAAAGCTTACCAAGTCCCGCGGACTGACTATCCCGCGCGACATGGCGGCGCACCTCGACCTTGACGCCGGAACTGCGGTCGACCTTACCGCCTCGGCTGACGGGAAACTCATCATCACAAAACATGTTGATACCTGCCGTTTCTGCGGCGGCGCGGAAAAGGTTAAGCAGTTCGGAGGTATATTCTGCTGTCCGCTGTGCGCAACAAAGCTTTATCAGGAGGTAACGGCAGATGAGTGATATCGTTGACAAGGTGCGGGAACTGAGCCGTATCAAGGCGGATATCGCAAAGCTCAACGACCGCCGGAAAGAGCTTGAAGCGTATTTTCTGGAGCGCGGCGGCGATGATGTAGTTGACACAAAGTTCAAGTCCACCGTGTACGCCGATCCGGATTCTCAGGCGGCAGTCACCTACACCGAGGCGCAGGCGCTGACAATAGTTTACCCGCATTACCTTAAAGAAACGCTGGGGGCGATGTTTCCGGATATCTTTGAGGAAGCCGTCAAAACCGAGGTCAAGCCGAAGAACAAGGATATTGAGCGCATGCTCATCGGAATGTTCACCGGGAATTACACCAGGTCAACGCCGGAGGAGATAATTGCGCAGCTCCCCTGCGGAGATAAGGCGAAGTCCGCACTGGCGAAGAAACTTAAAGGCGCGAAGTTCGAGACCGACCGCGACAACCTCATGAAAATCGGTGGGTTTTCGGAGCAGGACGCCGGAGATTACGCCTACTTGTACGCCGAGGCGGCGGTCTGGCAGACATTCCGGAGCGTTGCGGAGATGTCCGGCGCAGACGAAGCACGGCTGCTCCGCTGTATCAATCTCGGCGTTGCGGTGGACAGTTCCACCAAGATCGCGGTGACCTGATGGCGACCAAGGAACAGATCCGGCGGATATATGCCCTCGGCGCTGCCGCCGGACTGCTCGACCGGAGCGCCGGGAACGACGACAACCTCCATCTTTGGGTAAAGCAGTTTTCGCTTAAAGATCACATCTCGGAGCTGACCGAACAGCAGGCGGATTTCATCATCAGGCGGCTGGAGGAATACCGCTCGCAGGTCGCGCCGCTGCCGGAACTCATTACAGAGGAACAGCAGAATATGTGCTTCAAGCTGATGTACCGGATAGCCGAGATTTCTCCGTCGGACATCAAGCCCCGGGAACGGCTGAGAGGTGTAATATCCAAGGTGACCGGCAGAGAAATCCGCCCGGACAGGGATATTTTCAGCCGTGTAACCCGGGCGGAGGGGTCGGAGATAATTGAAATGCTCAAGCGGATACTCCGCTCAGAGCAGAATAAACTGAAAAGGAGTGATAAGCATGGGACTTGCAATGCTGGTAAAGAAGAGCCACCTTAACGCCGACCAGCAGGAGGTGGCGGACATCATCGGGCTGGAAAACTACCAGGCGCTGGTGGATACATTCGGCGGTTCACAGATTTGGATACCGAAAGCGCGATCGCTGGTGTCGTCCCCGGAAATTTCTACGTATATCCGGTCAAGGCGGCAGAACGGCGACACTCCGGAGCAGATAGCCCGGGAACTGGAGCTTCCGGTGTCGGAGGTAAGACGGCTTTCAAAGTGATTTATGGCTCATCGCAAATGCGGTGAGCCGTTTTTTTATGTCGTTTCGCTTTGTGATTTCGCTTTTTACAAAGATACATTTTTATAGTATAATATGCGTAGCAAAAATAACATTTTAAAGAGGTGATACCGTGGATTTCGACACAATCTATAATATGATACTTACCGTCGGCATGGGCGCGATAACGTTCTTCCTCAAGCGCAGTTTTGATAAGCTGGACAGCCGTGCGAGCCACTCCGATGTAGAGGAGCTTAAAAACAAGCTTGCCAGCCGCGCAAGCCGCTCCGATGTTGATGAACTCAAAGACAAGCTTGAAAGCGCCGACGAGAAGTACGCCAGCAAATCCGAGCTTAACGAGCTGAAAAAATCCATCGAGAAAATCGAGAACAACATAGATTTCCTCAAGGAGAATACCGTGCGGAACTCCGATTTTATCCGCACCATGACGCGGCTCGAAACAAAGATTGACGATCTCAAAAGGGAGTGATATAGATGGACATGGAAAGAGTACACCGCGAGAAATTCTGCGACAACAACGCCCGGGTGCTTCGGGCTATAAATACGCTGCGGACAAAATACGTCCGCATACGTGAGCTGGAATACGGTCTGGAGGTCGATGTGAGCGCTCCGGAGATAGCTGACTGCGTGAATTATCTGAACGAGGGCGGCTACATAAAGCTCCGTGACGTGGAGTTCCACAATGAAGTAGCCGACCTCGCCGACGCAGAACTGCACAGCCTTGAGGCTAAGCTTACTGCAAAGGGCATTGCGTTCCTGAACGGCAAGATTTCCGACCCGTGCATAAGGCGGTGAGTCATGAAACGTAAGCATAGCAAGATAGACAAGCTGCCGTCTGACATCAAGGAAGCAGTCGAGCAGATGATCCTCGGAGATTACACCTACCGGGACGTCTGCGATTTCGTACGGGACACCGCGAACGTCACGCTGTCTGAGGCGGCTGTCTGCCGGTACGCGCAGGGGCTGAACGCCAGCGTTCAGGAGATTCGCCTTGCAAGCGAGAATATGCGCGCTCTGACCGAGGAAATGCAGAAATTCCCGCAGCTCGACACCACCGAGGGAATCGCCCGGCTGATATCCCACAAGGTATTGCAGGCAGTCCAGCAGATGGACGAAATTGCCCTCAAGGAAGCCGACCCGCTCAAGCTCATCGAAAAGGCAACGGCGCTGATCAGGGCGGTAAGCCTGAAAAATTCCACGGATATCAAGACGGCGAACCTCAAAAATGTGGCGTTCGAAAGCTTTAAAGAGGATATTTTCGACGCTATGGCAAAGGAAAATCCGGAACTGTACCGCTCGCTGGTGCAGTTCATCAACAGCAAATCGCAGGAGGAATAATGTACGTTATATATTGTCAGTCCGGCAAGGAGATGGCGGTCGTCCGGCAGCTTGCCGAAAAGAACATCACGGCGTATGCTCCACGCCGACTGGTTCAGGAGCGCCACCGCCGCAGGTGGGTACAGCGCGAAGTGCTGCTGTTCAGCGGATATGTGTTCCTCGACGCGGAGCTGACCCCGGACATCTGGCAGGCGGTCAAGTTCTGCTATGGAACGCTGCGGATACTCAGCCGCTCGCAGCTCAGCCAGACCGAGGAGGAATATATCAGATTCCTCTGCAATGACGGTCACGCGCTGGGAATAAGCCGCGGCTATGTTTCCGGCGGCGCGCTGCATATCACGGACGGCTTCCTGAAACGCTTCCAGCATAAGATAATTCGATTTAACCGGCGCGGCAAACGCGCTGTGGCGGACGTTACAATCTACGGCAGGCATTATGAGGTTATCCTCGGCTGCGAGATAGAAAGTCAGCCTGCGGTTCCGTCGATAAGCTCCGGAACTGCGAAGAATATCTCCTGATATCTGCGGAACATGTTCCGAACGGACAGGGCGAAGCTATATCATCATGATTTCGGGCGGGTGTTTAAAGTGCCCGCCTGAAATCGTCTGTAAGCGCCGTGCACATTTCAGAGGATAGTTTCCCCGCCCTTGGGCAAATCGCGAATTTAAACGCAAATTAAGCGCATTTAAACGTATATGAAAGAGGTGACAGCATGAGCAGGAAGAAAAAGAGCATAGCAGCCCTCGGCGCTGCCATTGCCGAGCGCGAAAAAAATAGCACAGACCAGACCTCCGCAGTGCAGCATCTTGTGGAGGCTTACTTGTCCACAAATAATGAGGCTAAGCGCGCTAAGAAGATAGCCGAGATAAAATCCCGCTGCGGCGGTCTGAACGAACTCCTGTCCCAGAATAGCGAGCTGCTGACCGCCGAGGTGGAGCAGGCGCTCCTGCGCGCGGCGACCGGCTACACTGTCACCGACCGCACTATTAAATATGTGAACGGCGTAAAGACCGTGGAAACAAAGGAACGCCACATTCCGCCGTCCCAGCCAGCTATTGAATTCTACCTTATTAATAAAAAGGGCGAGGATTACAGCCGAAACGGCGGCGGTTCGGGCAATGCTGACGGCGCGCTGGCGGATATTCTGGAGGCTTTAAAAAATGGGTAAAGTCACATTCACGAAAAAGCAGAACGACCTCATGCGGCTGTTCAAGCGGAACAAGCTTCCCCGCCTGACTGTTCTGCAGGGTTCGGTGCGTTCCGGCAAGACATGGATATCGCTGATTCTCTGGGCGCTGTGGGTGGCTACCCGCCCGCGGGATTATCTGTACATGATGACAGCAAAATCGCTTCAGACCCTGAAGCGCAACTGCCTGCTGCCACTTCAGGAGCTTATCGGCGAAAGAAATTTTACATTCTCGCTCTCTGCAAAAGAGGGCGTTCTTTTTGGACGGAAGATAATGCTGGAGGGCGCGAACGACGCGCGCTCCGAGAATAAGATCCGCGGAATCACGCTGGGCGGCGCTTACTGCGACGAGCTTACGCTGTTCCCGGAGGATTTCTTCGTCATGCTGCTGTCACGTCTGTCCGCGCCCGGCGCGAAGCTGTTCGCGACCACCAACCCGGACACTCCCACCCACTGGTTAAAGAAAAAGTATCTCGACAACAAGGGGCTGGTGGACGACCTGCTGAACATCTTTTTCGGTATTGACGACAACACAACGCTCCCAGCCGACTACGTTTCCGCGCTGAAAAAGGAGTACACCGGCGTGTTCTACGACCGTTTCATTCTCGGCAAGTGGGTAGTGGCAGCGGGCGCTATTTACCGGGTGTTCTCGGATAATATCCCCGCGTTCGCCGCGCCGGAACCGCTCCCACGGCTGGACATGATAAACGTCGGCGTGGACTGGGGCGGCAACGGCTCGGCTCATGCTATGGTCGCGACCGGAATGACCTACAATTACGAAAAGCTCGTCGCCCTGCGGAGCGAGCGCGTCCCCGCTACTGGACTTACTCCGCAGCAGATCTACAAGCGTATCTATGAGTTCTGCGAGGACATTCAGCGGGATTTCGGCAGGATCGAGGACATCTACGCCGACAGCGCCGAGCAGACGCTGATTTCCGGCTTGCGGGAATACATAAAGCCGCTCGACCTGACCGTGAAGAACTCGATGAAGCGCCCGATAATCGACCGAATCCGCGCAACGACCATGCTTATGGGCGGCGAAAGATTCCTGCTGACTTCCGAATGCGAAACGCTGCGGGAAGCATTTCAGGGCGCGGTGTACGACGACAAGGTTGTCGGCGAGGATATCCGGCTGGATAACGGCACCTCGGATATTGATACGCTGGACGCGTTCGAGTACAGCTTTGAAAGATACATTCCGCGGCTCATAAGGAGAGATTAATGAACATTTTAAACGCGCTTAAAGGCTTATTTAAAGGGAAAGGAGGAACGGACGTGGACGACTTTAATATTACAGATTCAGCGGTAAGCTCGACCATGCGCTCCGCGACTTCCCTCTGGTGGGACGCGTTTCAGGGACAGCTTCCGTTTGCGCAGACCCACAAGAATTTCAAGCCGCTGCCGGTGGCTTATACTTCTACCGCGTATCTGGCGCAGCTCGTCACCGGGGAAATCAAGTTCGAAGTCGCGGACGAGGAGCTGAACAGGAACGTCCAGAAGAATCTCCTGCCGAACCTCGACAGGATAGTTCAGCAGACCCTTGTCGGCGGCTACACGGTGATTAAACCGTATTTCGTGCAGTCCGGCGAAATGTTCTTCGATTCCGGCACCAGCCGTGACTTCCTGCCGATGGCTCTGGACGAGAATGGGCACATCACCGAGGGCGTATTTTTCGAGCGTATACGGTACCGCGGCAAAATCTACGAGCGCCGGGAACATCACACATTCCAGAACGGCGTGCATACCGTCCGGAACACGGCGTATCTCTACGGCACAAAGCACGCTGTGGAGCTTGCGACCGTGCCGAAATGGGCGGTTCTGCTTCCGGAAGGACGGATTCTCTCAGATATTCCGATGATAGCGACATTCCGCACGCCCTACGCGAACAACATCGACCTCGACAGCGAACTTCCGATAAGCATTTTCGCGAACTCTCTCGGCACGCTGCATGAGATAGACGAGGCGCATTCCGAGTATTGCGCGGAATTTAAGAAGATGTCCGCAAAGGTATTCGCCGACCGCACCGTTTTAAAGGAAAACAGCGGTATTCCCGACGATTACTTTGTAGGGATAAGCGGCGACGGTACCTCCACAATGGAACAGCAGATAATGGCTTATGCTCCGCAGATACGCGAGACCGAGCACAGCGCCAAAATCAACAAGGAGCTGCGGTTCTACGAAACGCAGATAGGCGTAAGCTCCGGAACGTTCTCGTTCGATACGCAGAAAGGACTTGTCACCGCAACGCAGGTGCTGTCCGAGGACAGAACTACATACAACACGGTCTGCCAGATTCAGCGGCAGCTGCGCCCGGTACTGCAGGCGCTCAGTCAAATCATTGTCACGCTGGCGCGGTTCTACGGCGTGGAGTGCGAGGACGGCGAGTGCGCAATAGAGTTCGGCGACAGCGTGTTCGAGGACACTGGCACTGAGTTTAACCGCCGCTTCCAGATGGTTCAGGCGGGACTGCTCAAAGCCGAGGACTTCAATGCGTGGTACTTCGGCGTTCCTACGGAGCGGGCGCGTGAAATGCTCCCGCCTATGACTGAAGCCTTTGGGGGTGAATAAATGCTCACTCCGGAACAGCTTCAGAATCTGCCGCAGGAGCTGACCGATCTTTACGACCAGCTTTCCGAGTTTATCCTCCGGGACATAGCCCGGCGCATTGCAAAGGGCGCACAAATAACCGATACGGCTGAATACCAGCTTTACCGAGCGCGGAGCCTTGGACTTTCCACGGACGAAATCGCCGCGAAAATCGCCGAGATAAACGGCAGTTCCGCTGCGGAGATCAACCGGCTTATCCGTGAGGCTGCGGCACAGTCCGACGAGTTCGACCGGAAAATGCTTGGAGCCGACAAGGGCGCGGCTGTTCCGCTGGAAGAAAACGCACAGCTCCAGAAGCTCATTTCCGCGCAGATAGCGGAGACCGCCGGAAAATGCGAGAACCTCACAAACACGATGGGGTTCGCCGACCACGATTTCCTCGGGCGCGTGTATTACCTTTCCATGACTGATATGTACCGCCGGGAGATGGATTCCGCGCACATGAAGGTCGTGACCGGAGCAACGGACTACATGACCGCGATCCGGCAGGCTTGCAATAAACTTGCGGCGAGCGGCGTGCGAACCATAGATTATGAGAGCGGGCGCTCCGACCGTATCGAAGTCGCGGCGCGGAGAGCAATCCTTACTAGCGTGGCGCATGTCACGCACCGGATATCCGAGCAGAACGGCGAGGAGCTGGGCGCGGACGGCTGGGAGATGTCGGCGCACTCTGGTTCGCGACCGTCCCACGCAGTTTATCAGGGGCGGCAGTACACGCAGGAACAGTATGAGCGGATAATCAAGCCGCTCATCAGCGAGCCGAACTGCCGCCATGATGTGTTCCCGATAATCCTCGGCGTGTCCGAGCCAGTTTACACCGAGGAGGAACTCCAGAATATAGACCAGCCGCCGTTTACCTATGAGGGGCGGACTTACACAGCCTACGAAGCTTCCCAGCAGATGAGGAAGATGGAGCGTGCCATGCGAAAGCAGAAAGACCGCTGCATTGTCGCCGACGCTGCCGGGGACGAGGAAGCATTTGCAACAGCCAGTATTCGCCTTAATCGCCAGAAATACATCTATGAGGACTTTTGCAAGGCGGCTGATTCGTATACAGAATACGAACGTACTTATGTAACCGGCTTCAATCGCAGCATTGCCGCAAGGTCTGGTGTGGCTGCTATCAAAAAGGAATACAAGCTTATCGCAAGCACTTTGGATAAATCTGCTGTTCCAAGTATTGACGATTTCAAGAAAATGCTGTATAATAATAGTGACGAATACAAACAGCTTCGCCACCAGTTCAATGAAAAGGTCATAAACAGCGATTATGATGATATCAAGCATTTGAACGGCAGTCTTAGCGATAAGGTAACTAGACAGTGGTATGTTCTTCATGATAAAAAGATACCAGATATGATTGACCGAAATCAGTCCATTGAGGATCAGGCAAGGCAGGCACACGCCTTGAGAAATCAGTTCAGAACCAATGCCCGTGACCTGATGTTGAACCAAGACGAAAGAAAGTGGCTGGATAAATCACACCCTAATCTGACATTCGAAGAACAGGTAGACAAAAAAATGTCTGATAAGGGCATGACCCGAGACGAAGCTATTCAGGATATCCTGAAAACAGCGTCAAAGTCCAACAAAAAGGTGAACGAAAAATTCAAGCTGTAAGGAGGGCGTTTATGTATAATTACACTATATGCTATAATTTCAGCACCGAATATTTCAACCGGGCTTGTAAGGCTCTTGAAAGCCGGATTCCTAATATAAAAAAAGGACGTGCTTCACACGATGTTGATGATTCTCGAACGCAGGAGTATGTCGCAGACGATAACCACATCACCGTGTATAATGATTATCCGACTGATGTTGTGTGCATAAAATCAGAAAAAGACATTGAGAAATATCTTACTCAGAACTAATTACCGCACTCCCAGCAATGGGGGTGCAATTTTATACCCATTTTACGAAAGGAGTTCCCATGATCCAGAACAACCGATACTGCAAAGCGAAGCAGGCGGCGGTGATCGCGGACGCAACGCGAAAGCGCCAGCGCTGCAACCAGCGTGACCCGCCCCGATACGTCAGCAGCTGCACATACCACATAGTCATGCTACCCTTATTGAGGGTACATTTTTTTACCTGTTTTTAAGGAGGATTTTTATGGATAAGTTAAAGGTACTTCTCCAGAAGCTCGGAATTGAGCTTACCGCAGACCAGACCAAGCAGATCACCGAGGTCATTGAAAAGGAATTCGTCCCCGCTGCCGATGTCGCAGCCAATAAGACAAAGCTTGATGAGCTTACCAAGCAGCTTGCCGCCCGCGACAAGGATCTCGCAAAGCTCAAGGCGGATAACAAGTCCGAGGAGCTTCAGAAGCAGCTCGACGAGTTGAACGCAAAGTACAAGCAGGACACCGACGACCTCAACGCTAATCTGTCCGCGCAGCAGGCGGATTTCGCCGCAGAGAAGCTGTTCGGCGGCTACAAGTTCGCAAGTGACCGCGTCCGCAAGTCCGTTCTGGACGAATTCAAGGGCAAGGGCTTCAAGCTGGAGAACGGCGAGTTCGTCGGCGGCAAGGAGTACCTTGAGGGGCTGAAGCAGTCTGAGCCGTCTGTGTTCGCAGCGGAACAGAAGCCCGGGCTGTTCATGGGCAGTACGCAGAGCAACGTCAGCGCCAGCGCAAACAACCTTGAGGAACAGATTTTCGCCGGAATCGGCGTAAAGAAGTAAAGGAGGACACCATAATGGCAATCAATACGATAGAAGCGGCAAAGATATTCCAGACCGCACTCGACCTGCAGATGATGCAGGGAGCAACTTCCGGCTGGATGGAGGACAACGCCGGACAGACCAAGTATTCCGGCGGTAATGAAGTCAAGATCCCGAAGATGTCGCTCAGCGGTCTTGGCAAGTACAACCGCGACAGCGGCTACGTTCAGGGCGCTATCACCTATTCATACGAGACCAGAACCCTGACCCAGGACAGAGGCAGAAAGTTCCTGCTCGACAAGATGGACGTTGACGAGACAAACTTCGTTGCAAGCGCTTCCGCTGTAATGAGCGAGTTCCAGCGCACAAAGGTAATTCCGGAAGTGGACGCTTACCGCTACAGCAGGATCTACGCTCTGGCAAAGGATAACTACGGCAGGACTTACACCCCGGCGGCAAGCACCATCCTGTCCACGCTTTCCGCTGATATAACAGCGGCGCAGGACGCCACCGGAGCTGACGACCTTGTGATCATCATGCCTATCACTGTTTCGGATATGCTGAACAACAGCGAAAAGATAACCAAGTACATTAACGCCGGAGATTTCAAGCAGGGCAGCCTTGACCTCAAGGTGAGGTACTTCAACGGCATTCCTATCATTCCGGTTCCCTCTGCGAGAATGAAAACCGCCTACACCTTCAACGACGGCACGACCGGCGGTCAGGAAGCCGGCGGTTTCACTCCTGCCGCAAAGGCGACCCAGATAAACTGGATAATCTGCCCGAAGTCCGCGCCGATAGCCGTTTCCAAGACGGATAATTTTAAGATCATCGACCCGGACGCTAACCAGTCCGCTGACGCATGGCTCATTGCATACCGCAAGTTCCACGACCTCTGGATAAAGGACAACATGCTGCCCTCTATCCGCGTGTGCGCGGTAGCTAAAACATGAGTTACGCTGACTACGCCTACTACACCGACAGCTACGGCGGCAAGGCGGTAAGTCAGGAGGATTTCCTCCGGCTTGCCGCCAAAGCCTCCGCGTATCTCGATAACCTGACGTTCGGGCGCGCCGCCGGGAACGCCGACGATGAACGGCTGAAAATGTGCTGCTGCGAGCTTTGCGACAGCCTGCTGCTTACAGATGGCAACGGTGGCATGGTGAAGCAGTCCGAAAGCGTGGGGAGCTGGAGTTACACACTGGCGAGCAGTTCCGAGGGAACATCTGAATCCGTCATGGTTCGCGCGATTTGCCGCGCGTGGCTACCTGCGGAGTGGCTTTACAGAGGGGTGGCGCGGGAATGAGGTTTACAGAAACCATCACGGTCTACAACAAGATCCCGCAGCAGGGGCGCGAATCGGAGAAGCTCCGCCGCACGGTAGTTCACGGAGCATTCTGGGACTACACGACCGGAGCCGCGTTCGGCAAATCAGGAAAGGACGACAGCGACAGCATTATGGTCATGATTCCGGATATGCCTGCTCTTGTGCCGGCAGCGGAATGGTTCCGGAGCGGCTGCCCCGAAGATAAGTTCACGCTTTCCCCCGGCGACATAATCGCCCGGGGCGAATGTGGAAATATCTCAAGCGCAGCGGAACTTGAACGGCAGCACACCGAAAAATTGATAATCACAGCGGTTCGTGACTGCCGGTTCGGTTCCGCAAGTTTGAGACATTGGGAAGCTTCCGGAAAGTAGGTGATTCGATGAAAATTACTACCGAACGAGGGGTATTGTTCACTACCGCCAGTGGCAAGTCTATTCTTCGCTGGAATGGTGGTAAGCCACCCACCGAGGAGGGTTTTAACCAACTCCAGATTTTCATTGACAACACAGTTGTCCGGCATATGGATCCATACGTCACTATGCGTACCGGAATGCTGAAGAAATCCGTTATCCTCGGTTCCCGAATGGGCAGCGGCGAGCTGGTGTTTATCGCGCCGTATGCTCATAAGCAGTACTACCGCAACGGAAAGCTCAAGGGAAAGCGCGGTTCGCGGTGGTTCCACCGTATGTGGGCGGCGCTTAAGGACACCATCGTCCGTGAAGTCAAAAATTACGCAAGGAGGCTGATGCCGTGAAATCAGTTATGGACAGCGTTTGCGAATACCTTTCCGGGTGTCCGCTGCTCGACCCGAAACTTCCGGTCTACCTTGATTATGTGGACGATAACGACTGCTACTGTGTGGCTACGGTTCCGAATGCTCCTTTCCGCAAGGATATTCTCGGCAACCGTATATACACGGTGACGTTCCAGTTCGCATATCGCACGGCTATCGGCAGCGATGTGGAACGCGGAAAGAATGTTGAATTTCTGGAGCAGTTCTGCCGCTGGATAGATGAGCAGAATGACCGGCGCAGCTTCCCCGCTCTGGCGAAGAATCAGACCGGACAGAGCCTCAAGGTAATAGAGACCGGCTGTCTTGATGAGACCGCCGAGGACAGGGTAACGGGCGTTTATTTAACGCAGCTACAGTTTATATATAAGGAGAGATGTTAACATGGCAATCACAGGAACAGGCGCTGTAGAGCGCGAATACAGCGTACTGCTGATACAGATCAACGGGATATGGTATCCCATCGGCGAGGACAACGAGAGCATGGAGCGTACCCGCAACAACACGGTCACACAGACAAAGAACGTCCTCGGAAAGACCAAGACTAAGGTTGTAAAAGGCAATCAGGTGACATCAGTTTCACCGTTCCTCGTTGCAAGGGATTCCGCGCTCGGCAAGGAGCTGTATGAGATAGATCGGCTGAACAAGCAGCTTGACGAGGTCAAGTACCGCTTTATGGAGGTCTCTATTTTCGACAGCAAGGGCGACGAAAAGTTCGCGGCATGGACGCAGGAAGCAAAGATCGACCTCAAGAGCTGGGGCGGTTCTGCTGCCGATGGTCTGACAGCTCCGTTCGACATCGTCTGGGAGGGCGACCGCACATACGGTATATATGACCGCGCGGCGAACACATTCACCAGTGACGGCGGTATCGAGGAGCTGACGGTCGTTTCTACCGCAGGCGGCTCTGCGACCAGTACGGTGCTGCTGGTGTCCCCGCAGCTCAGCACCGGTAATCATTATGTGTACAAGGGCGGCGCGTCCGCTCAGACCGTCGCCGAGGGGCAGGACGTTACAAGCTGGTCTACGCTTTCCCCCGGTACCGCGATAACCCTGACCGGGTCGCCGGCGACAATCACGGTAGTCGAGGCTGACGCGGCAGGCAAGGCTGTTAAGGCTGGCAGCGTTACGGCAGTGTACGGGTCGTAAAGTGACATTTTCTGCTTGACTTTATCCTCCGGGTGTGATATAATGTAGAAAAATCACATCTGGAGGGTTAATGTCATGTTTACCATTTTATCAGTTGCAGCAACATCAGCAAACTCCAATCACAATAATTCGAACTCCTTGTGGGTTATCCTTATGGTTGTTGCAGTGATAGTAATCGCTGCTGTTATTCTTTGTTTCAAAAATATCAAGTCTAAACAGGGACAGATAGAAGATGAAAAATTCTATCTCCGCGAAATACGCAACTATGTGAGAATCATTGCAATAATCATCATCGCATGGGTGATAATATCAATAATCTCTTGGATACTTGCGCTTATGTAATCATAATTTAAACACTCCACTTAATTGCTGGGGTGTTTATTTTATCATTTTCAGGAGGAACTTTTATGAACACAATGAAATACACCGTGACCCCCGAATCCCCGGTTGATATCGAAATATCCGCCAACGGCGAAACACATCACATCAGCTTCTACCCGACAGACCTTGCTGTTCGTGAACGGTTCTACCAGACCTACGAAAATCTGAAGAACTACAAGCCCAGAGGATTTAAGGTCGTTGTTGATAAGAACGGCGTTTCGAACGCCGAACTGGAGAACGCAAAGGAGCTGCGCCGCTTTGCCGAGTTCCTCGGCGAGCAGGTAGATGGAATCTACGGCGAGGGAACAGCGAAGATCCTCACAGGCGGGCGCTGCGAGCCTTCGGAGCTTATCCGTTTCATCTGCGAAACTGCAAAGTACTTCACCCAGACCTCCGACCAGCTTATCAGGCACTACACCGAAGCGGTTCAGGGCGGTGTGATGAAGTGAATTACCTGCTTGAACAAATGCCGCAGGCTGTCCTGATCGACGGCGAAGCGGTACCTATAAATACAGATTTCCGGGTATGCCTGCGAATAATTCAGGCACTGGAGGACGAGCGGCTCATGGAACATGAAAAGCTGACTGTGCTTATTACGCTCCTCTATCCGGATCCGCCGAAAAATACAGCCCTTGCAATTGAGCAGGGGCTGAAATTTTTAAATCTCGGCGAATCTGTTGACGGCGGCAAGGCTCGTCAGCAGATAGTTTACAATCTTAATAAGGATTCAGCTTATATTTACACGGCGTTTAAAAGCACTTTCAACATAGATTTAAACACCGTTGAAAATCTTCATTACTGGAAGTTCCGCAGTCTTTTTGCCGACCTCGGCAGGGACTGCTTTTTTAATACACTCATAAGTCTGCGTTCACGGCAGCGTTCCGGGAAACTTTCGGACAGCGAAAAGGAATTCGTCCGGAAGAACCCGGAGATTATGTCCCTGACTGAGCATAAGCACAGCAGCGCCGTGCAGGACTTTATCTCGAAGATAGGAAGGAGAGGATAGCATGTCACAGGCTGACGTATATGTCCGTATCGTCACGCAGAACGATGTTTCTGAAGCGCAGCGCTCCACGGAGCAGCTCGGAGATACGATTCAGGAAGCGCTGGATACAACTCCTGCAGACAACATGACCAATGCCATGGGAAGTCTTGAGGACGGCATTTCCGACACAGGAGATGCGGCGCTCAAGACAGGCGACATAATCAAGGCTAATCTGGTCTCGGAAGCTGTTACGCAGGGAATACAGAAGCTAGGTTCGGCGTTAAAGGCTGCTGCCAGCAATGCAGTTTCAATGGCTATGAGCAATGAAACTGCATTTGCAAAAGCAAGTACATTACTGAGCGGGGACGATTTAACTAAATACTTTGAGGGACTTATAGAAATGTCCAATCGCACCGGAGTTGCCTTTACAGATCTTGCAGAATCAATGTATTCTGCTTTATCAGCAGGCGTTCCGCAGGACAACGTCCTTGAATTCGTTGAAAATACCGTAAATCTTTCAAAAGGCGGATTTACCCAGACTGCTACTGCAATAGATATCGTCACAACTGCATTGAACGCTTATCAGATGGAGATGTCAGAAGCTACTCATGTTCAGGATGTTCTCATCACGACGCAAAATCTCGGTAAAACCACCGTCGATGAACTTGCTTCAAATATGGGTAAGCTGATCCCGACTGCAAACAGCGTTAACGTTGCGTTCGACCAGCTCGGTGCCATGTACGCAACGGTTACGGCAAACGGCGTTGCCACTGCTGAAACCACGACTTACCTCAATGCCATGATAAATGAGCTTGGAGCTTCCGGATCGACCGCCGAAAAAGCAATGCAGGCTGCTACTGCCGGAACCGATATGGCTGGCAAAAAATTCTCCGAGATCTCGGCGATGGGATATGACGTTACAGACGTTCTCAAGCTGATGGATGAATATGCACAGTCTACCGGAAAATCTCTGTCGGATATGTTCTCTTCGTCTGAAGGAGCTAAGGCGGCTTCTATCCTGCTGTCGAATATGGAGGGTTTCAAGAGCAATATCACTTCCATGATTGATTCCGCCGGTGCTGCTTCTGCCGCTGCGGAGACCATGATGGACACTACTGCTGAGAAAATTCAGGTTGCAAAGAATCAGATAGATAATCTGACCAGCTCCATTGCTGAACAACTTCTTCCCGTAATTGGCGAAACTGCTCAGGAGATATCAGACGTTGCTGATTCCAGTAAAATAGACGAAACTGCAAAAGTTGTCGGGAATTTTATTTCTGGAACGCTGACGCTGCTGCTCAAAAACATCAACCTTATTGCCTCGGCAGTCACCGGTGTTACCGCTGCCGTCATCGCTTTCAAGACCGCGAATGTGCTGACAAAAGTGATTGCAAGCTGGCAGACCGCTGCTTTGCAGGTCACTATGCTCGGAAACGCTCAGGGAGCGGCTGCAATCAAGAGCGCTGCGCTGAAAGGCGAGCTTACAGCGCAGGAGATAGTCTACGCCGTACTTAGTGGCAAACTTGATGTTGCCACAGCAAAGCAGATTGCCCTCAATACAGCTATGAATATGAACCCCGCAGGTATTATTGCCGTTGCGGTAGGGTTGCTTGCAACTGCCCTCACAGGTTTCGCAATCAGCGCCGGAACAGCGGAATCCGCAGCCAAAGAGCTGAATGACGCTATTGACCAGATGCATGATTCTGTTGAAAGCTCTATCGCCGACAACGAAGCCGAAATGTCAGTGCTGAAGGATAAGGTCAAGAGATACGACGAACTCCGCACTGCCGTAAGTCTGACTTCCGACGAGCAGAAGGAACTCTCAACTCTGGCACAGGAGCTTCAGAGCGTTCTCGGCGATGAGGTTACGGTCGTAGACCAGCTCACAGGAAAGTACAATGATCTGACAGACGCGGTCGATACCTATGTTCAGAAAAAAACTGCTTCCGTGAAGCTGTCAGCATATGAGCAAGAGGCAGCTGAAGCATATAATATTAAGCGTAATGCGGAGAATAAGCTAAAAGAACTTAATGAAAAATACGGCGGACTAAACTCCGATGACTACTTCGCCAAAATCAAAGCGACAGCTACTGTATTTTCTGATTACGGGAACACTTTGGCGGCAGGACAACAGTTTGAGGCGGACGTTAAAGCTGCACAAAAAGCCATAGAAGAAGCCGATAAAACAATATCGGAATGGCAGAGCCTTGCGTCAGAATCCTACAAGGACGGCATTACTGCTTCCGGGACAAAAACCCCTGCCTCCACCAGCAGCAAGCAGACTGAACCCGCTAACAGCCTCCCCGATTACTGGAAACAGAAAAGCGAGGATTTCAAGTACTGGAAGGAATCCTACAAATACGATTACGATATGGGGCGCATATCCGCCGAGGAGTATTACACTACCCTTGCATCGCTCCGCGATGAGTTCCTTGAGAACGAATCGGACGAATGGCGCTCGGTCAACGTCGAAATAAAGAAGTACTACGACAGCTTATCCGAGGAGCAAAAAAAGGCATACGAAAAGCGCCTTGAGGAGCAGAAAAAAGCAGATGAGGAAGCCAAAAAAGCCGCGGAACAGGCAGCCGCCGAAGCCATTGCCGCCCGGAAAGCGGCATACTCCGAAGAAAAATCCCAGCTTGAATTTAAGCTGAAAACCAACCATATCACGGAGAAAAAATACTATTCCGAACTTGCTAAGCTCCGGGACAAGTACCTCGACAAAAACTCCGCCGAATGGCGCAGCGCGTTCCTTGAGACCTACGAATACAATCAGAAGATGATCCAGGCGAACAAAGACGCTCTGGAGCAGCTCCTGAACGACGCCAGCGACACCACGCTGTCCGCTCTGGAGAAGATAGTTTCCGCGCGGGACAGCCTGACGGCTAAGCTTACGGACTTCAATAAGACGTTCGAAAAGGTCACCGAGACCATTCCGGAAACGGTGGCGGTCAAGGGTGATTTCACCATCACGACCGCCGAGCATGATGTCGAGACCTACAAAATGGGCGCTGACAGCATTGAGGATAACATCAAGGTTCTTGAGGAATACGGCGCAATGCTGGACGCTCTCAAGGCGCGCGGCGCTGATGAAAGCACGCTCAGCTCCATACTGAACATGGATATTGAGGAAGGCATGGAGTTCGGGTCTAAGCTGCTCAATATGTCGGATCAGGCATGGAACAGCTATTTCGACAGCCTTGAGCGGCTCCACAAGACAGCCGCAGAAATATCCGCGAAATACTATCAGGACGAGGTCAACAGCCTCAAGGAGAACTTTGTGGACAAGCTCCGCAGCGCGTTTGACGGCATGACCAGCGACATGTATCAGGTCGGATTCGACACTGCAAAAGCGTTCGTCGAGGGCTGGAACAAGCAGCTCGGAACCGAGGATCTAACCCTCGGAGATATCGCTGCCGCGGTGAGCGGCGGAACGCTGTCAACTGCTCCTGTCGCCGCCCAGAGCATGAGCGCAGCCGGAACCGTACTGAGCGGCGCGACAAAGCTGATGTCCCAGATCGTAAACGTCCCGGTTTATATCGGTACGCAGAAGCTTGCGGACGTCATGGTAGATGTCACGAATGGCAAGATAATTCAAACCGGCAAAAATGTGCTTATGACTTGAGAGGTGATATTTTATGATGTGGTGGAACGGAGAACCGCTGCCGACACCATCCCCGGGGATATCCTTTGAGGAGCGTATCGTTGAGGGAACCAACAGTGGGCAGACCCTCGGCGGTTCCTACTCCAAGAAGATAATTGCCCGGAAAGAGGACGTCCGTGTAACGTGGGAGGGGCTGACCGCCGAGGAAAGCGCCGCAATCGGCAAAATCGACGCCAGCACTTACGGAAAGCTGACGTACTACAGCCCGTCGAAAGGCAAATTTCTGACGAAAACAATGCATGTCGAAAGCCATACGCAGGACATCAACGAAGCGGATATCCAGCTTGGGAAGTTCCATGGAGATATCAGCGTAACTGTGCAGTTCCGCGAAAAGTAAGGAGGCTTAAAGGTGTTTTTAATTACCTTTTCAAAAGCCGGTCAGGAGGATATCGTTCTGACCGAGGACGACCTGTTCGACTTTCAGTACGAAGCGAGCTGCTACTCTGGCGAGAGCTTCGAGCTTGGCGGCGTGAATGCGAAAACGCTGTACCTGCTCATTGATAACAATACGCAGCGTTTCTCCCGGGGCACATTCGCGAACTGCCGCGTAAAGCTTGAGATAGACGGGAAATTTTTCGGCTACTACAATACGGAGCTTCCGAAGCGCCGGAACGGCGTGATAGAGCTTACCGCATACGACGATATGGTGAAGCTGGACACCGAGTTCCCGACCGATTACACGTTTCCGCAGACGTTCTGGGCTGTGTATGCTCAGTGCGTATTTGAAGCCGGGCTTGCTTCCGAGGTGTCGTTCGACAACGTTGTCCTTAACGGTGCATGGGACAACGGCATTATTTCCGCTGATTACACGCAATATATCTACGCTAATTCCTGCCGCAATCTGGTGGCGGGAATGGCAGAGTGGAACGGCGGTTATGCACATATCAACGATGATGGGAAGCTCCAGATAGACAAGTTTTCCAAGATTGTGAGCCGGGAATACCGCTCCGGCGACCTGATGGAGCTTGACTACAGCGACGAAACCGTAACGTTCTCAAAGGTAAAGACCTCGCAGAAGAACAAGACCTATGAGATGGGAACGGACGATGGGTATACGCTTGTTCTTAATAATCAGTATATCGGCTATGGGCTTGATGATACGTCGTTCGAAACGGCGCTGGAGCAGATATACAACTACTACAAGGGCTTCGACCTTACGCCGATGTCGTTCACGCTTGCCGAGCCTGATTTTGACCTGCGTATCGGCGACAGAGTTAAGGTTTATGATGAGGAGGAGCAGGTAACTGTTGTCGGGAATGTTTCCAAAATCGTGATATCCGGCAACTGCTCTATGACTGTTATCTGCGGCGGGTTTGAGAACGTGTCCAGCCACAGTAATTTTACTCCGACTTCTTACAGTCAGGTTCAGCAGGCTAGTCAGGACGCGAAAGGTGATAGGACAGCAGAAAAGCTTGTGTCCCCGACCCAAACCTCGTATGCCGCGGTGCAGGACGGACGAGGGTTGTGTATGTTTCAGAACGGCGAATGGTGGGCGTTTCTTCAGCGCGCTAGTAATGGCTTTATGCTGAGCGGGACTAACGCGTCGCATCTGACTATTTCATCAGACTACCCCAAGCAGCTTGTAGAGCTTAGTTCCGGTAGCAACATGATTATTCTCGATAACCAAGGTGAAAAAAGCATAATGATTGAGGTGGATAATACTACACGACTGTGGGTCTACCAAAGGGGCAAGTTTTATCTTAGACCATCCGGACTTTCTTTCGTTAACAGCAAAAACATTACGTATAGATTTGAAGCAACAAACGAAGGATGGGCTATATACAGCACGACCGATGATACAGGCAGAAAGCTTGAGGCAAAGGCAGATGGGCTTTATTACAACGGCAAAAAGGTACTTTTGGAGGGATAAATCATGACATCAAAAACAATCGTCCTCACCGGCGAGGAAATCAGGGCAGATTACAGCGGCGGGACGAACGCCTGGCTCAGGAACGACGGCACGGCTACCGTGTACGCGTCCACTGCTCCGGGCGTTACGGCGGGCGCTGACGGAGTAGTCAGCATTCCGGCGGGACAGGCGGTAAGGATTGACGGGGCTTGCAGGACAGTGTACCTGCTCGGCACCGGCGGCTCGGTTCAGCTTGTAGGCTCGGACTACACCGCATGCCCTTTTAAGACGTCCACATCGGCAGGCGGCGAGAGCGGTGTGGACGAGGTGGCAAGAGCCGCCATAGAAGCGCACGCGGGCAACGCGGATATCCACGTTACCGCCACTGAAAAGGCAGCGTGGAACGCGGTGAATTA